GCCCCCACTAGGGGAATTTTGTGGAAGATTTGCCTGTATCACCTTATGGCCCACCCTAAGGTTGGTGATACACAGCAGAGCTGAATGGCAGGAGAAATACATCGAAACATGAAGGAAAATGTATTAAAACATGCATGACTTTTTATGGCATGATTAAGTTTAGTGACTACTGGGGGTGACCAGCCCACTTCGTCCTCTAGGCTCACCTTAACCAAATTTTATTTTATCTAAATATACATATGTAACGACAACATGGTGATAACCCCCATGAAGGCATGTCATATCGGTAATACTTCAAGTAAATTTTGACACCTTCTCCGAAGAGCTGTAGGACAACTCCTACTGATTCCCACAAAACAATCACTTAAGCAAGCGAATCAGAGATCATAACAACTTCCATCTGAAATTGTAATGACGGATCACCAGTAGCTAGGAACACACACTGCGGAATTGCAATGGTTGCTATCTCCTGTTTTCCCCCGTTGATCTTAACAAATCCACATGAATAATACACAGAACGCAAAGTTGTTGTACCGATACTACAAATAGTCTCCCATCGTGTACTACCGGCCAAAATTGGTGCGGCAGTCAAGTTGCTAGACAATGTGGGTGCCCCTGACCAAGATATACCGTCAGCAGTAATATAAGGACTGGTGTTAGATGACAAACGACAGTTAAGCTGAACATACCCCTCAAATGATGCGGGTATAGTAATCTGCCTAGCTCCACTCACTGTTGGCCACATAGACTTTGGACCAATAAATGGAATGGTACTTGTCGTGGTATCTAAATATGTACCAGCCTTCACTGTTGCACTGTCCGGCGTATCAAACCCATGAACAACCACACTCGCTGTAGTGACATTGGAAAACAATATTGGTTTCTTTAATTCCACCTCATACGTTACCCATAAGTCACCAAGCACAACATTGTCTACCTGTTGACCAGAAGTGGCTATGTGAGTGACACCTAAGTCATACATTAATAGGTTATCACCTTCTGGAACAGCAACCTGTCTAACATATTGAATGTTAAACGGATTCTCAGAAGGATTACACTCTATTGGATGACAAGTGGTTTCAAATGGTGCGGTCTCAGTTGACCAATATTCATTTAACAATTCCCGTTTTGAATCAGGTGGAGTATCTGTTGCTCTATAACTAGTTTGCATCATAACACTACCCAATGCATTATTGGTACTTGCCACAGCACTACCAGAAGTAGGAACATAGTGAAAAATAACACCTTTAAACCTGTACTCCTGGTAATTTCGTGCAATATTGGACAACCAAGGAAATGTCTCTGACACTCCAGGGTTTAACTCAAGGGAATACTGTACAGTATACCCTATCGAACTCTTGATCTCACCAATGAATTCTTTGTGTCTTACAATCACAGACTGATCATTCTTATGCATTAAAGGAATTGAACCGGAGGCCTTCATGGATGATACCATACTATTTGAGGATACTTGGTAATCACCACTACCCAACCATTTAGATAGAGCTGCACCAAGACCAGAACCTACACTAGCTCCAGCCCCAGGCATACCAATTAGTCCCCCAACGGCACCACCACCCAAGCCACCAAGGGCACGCAATGCGCTACCCAATCTTGTCAACTCTTGTGTTTTCACTTTTGATTTCTTACTTTTACTTTTGCTTTGCGGTTGCACCACAACCTTTACACTTTTCTTTTTGGCCATGATATATCGTTTCTTAAACAAATTTACAATATATCAAGTGGCTCGATTGGTATGTAATCCTCATGCTCATTATATTGAACACTCTGGATGCTCGAGTAATACCCCTCAAGAGCCATTTGAAACATTGGTGGCAACCCACTTGCTATGTAGAATGAAAACCGCGCTTCATCTGTAATGAAGGTGGACTCAGCCCTCAGCCCTCGAGCCAACTGACGGGCACCACATTCCATATAAGTGGCTTCACCAATATTGCTGGGAACACCAAGTCGACAATACATCTGATAAAAATCCTGCATAACAGGCATACCAGAACATAGCGCCAACCCACACTCACCAACACTATAAATCCATTTACGCAAAAGCTTTATGTCATTGAACGGAATTAAGGACATTGAATCTTTTTGCAGAGCAGGGAACACTTTACGCATCATGCGCCAGTTTCTACCATCGAAAACTGGATTCATTTGACAGAACTCTAACCTTTCTAGCTCAAACACTGGCTCCTCTACCTCCAATCGAAAACCAAACTCAGCAAAGTGCTCGGATATTGAACTTAGCTGCTCCACGTTAGATCTGGACACAATGACTCCACAATCATCACCATTGTTGATGAATTTGTAGTTGATACCCAAACCTTGCATGTAGCAATACACAATCCCACAGGCTAGTAAGCAGTTTCCCAACGCTGTGTTCATGTCACCCGACATCCTACGCCCCTCAACGGAATATTTGATCTTCCCATCATCGCAAAATCCAATTCCAACATTTCTAAGCTGCATTCGAAGCAATCTAACTAGCTCCGGGTCATAATCATACAACCAGTTATAAATAGAATGCTCCCATTTCAATGCATCAACTGACACATGCATGTCAAACCTACTAGCATCAAAACCAACGAAACAAGGGTCATGCACCTCGTCCCACAACTCAGCAATGTTGTTACCCAAATCAACAACATTAAACCCTTTAGAAACTACCATCTTTTGACCAAAAACACGTGCTATTGCCCTGTAGAGGGTGTGTTCAATGTGCTTGATATATACACCCAAACCTATGTTATACACAGGATCACGTGGTTGTATAGATCTTGGAGCAGCAGGCTTAACTTTTTCCGCCTTAACAAACGTTTTAACCCGTGCATGTACGGGCCTAATACCATTGTAGTACTCAGGCAAAGCGTTTTCATATATGGTTCTCTTCCGACCCTTATACAGTGCAACAAATTCCTCAGGCACCAGTCGGGTGGGCTTACTACCAAATGCAAAACACAATTTGCGCTTAAACTTCAACAATCGTCGAAAAACGTTTTCACGAGGCTTCAAAGGAGCCAACACTTGCCCATTCTTAGCACAATAAAACACTCTCTCCACAACACTAGCATGTAAAGTCGTGACACTCCTCCCATTAACCACCAACTCCCTTGGACCAAGTGTGATTCCTCCTATCACACTATAAGTCCTAGGTAACACAGCCCTACCATTGCACTTCACAGTGACTTCCGCACATGCAACACTAGTACTAACATCTCTCGCTTGTTGAACAGAAAATGTTAACCTAGGTGCACACTGTGAGGCAACGGTAGGGCGTCCCTACTCCAAAAGAGGGTCTAGAGGTTTACCAAACCCAAAGAATAGTCTAAAATCGTGATAAGCACGCTTAAACCATCCCTTAGGTTCAGGATTGTCATAAGCCATGGACATAAATCCCACCTCTCGTTCAATGGCACTATATTTAAAATACATTTGAGTTACAAACTCAACTGCCACTGCACGGTCACGTGGGCGCAACCCATGACTCTCACACTCCTTGAAGGCATTCCTCCTAACAACTCTCATATTGAGATCCGTTTTTGGCATCGCACCTAAACGAGCCTTGAGTATCGACAACAATGTATGACAATAGAATGTTCTCTTGCCCTTCCTGATAACATAATTGTTTCCCACAAATTGTTGAACACCCTCCACCCCAATAAGGGGTAAATGGGACAAAGCAACTGATTTAATTACCAGCTCCTCTTTATCCTTAGGCGGTTCAACATGTTGGGTACACAAACAAATGATATCAGGCGCCAACTGCAAAAACATTCTAGGATCATAAGTAGACTCAACATGTGAGTCACCATACCCATCGACAACCTCACTCGCTTCTCTTCGATACCTATCGCACAAATCTCTTGCTCTCTCAACTTCAACACATCTCGCAATAACTAAATCATATGGCTTTCGGACAATGGTGGTCAAACCACGTCCTATCATCTTGGAAACTTCTGTGAGCGGTGAAAATAACTTCTTAAAATCACTCGCCACGCTCTCCCAATAAATCGTATCTCGCACTGAAGCAGCCCAAGGCATAACCACTGCTGGGGCACGATCAAAATCCTTAAGTTGAACAGTAACCTCATCAGAAAATAATGGTGTTAACCCTTTCCAACGAGAATCCTGCAACAGCTTATGTTTGAACTTGCCGGTTTTCCAAGCTAGGGGTGCACTAAGTGCGGGAATTTCAACCATACTGAGTAGGGAAGCTATTTTGACTGGGTATGCCCCCAGATACACTCGCCTTTTAGCCACAGCAGTGCAAGTATTCACCGTACCCTCAGTACATTCAAAATACACAAACCCAAGTTTTGTGTAATTTGAATGTGTTGATTGCAAAGTGGGGATAGGAACCCTCGGCATACGTAACCT